GCAAGCCGCTGGCGGTCATCTGCCACAACACTCACCGGCCGACGTTCCGGAACATGGCTGCGGGTGGGACCGCGCTCGCGGTCTACAACTCGCAGTGGATGCAGCGTGAGGCGGAGCTGTTCTTCGCCGAGTACCCGAAGGGTGTCCGCCCGGGTGCCGAGCTGGTCGTGCGGCCTCCGGTTTTCGCCGAGGACTATGCGGCGAAGCCCGGCAAGAAGGTGACGCTGGTCAACTGCAATCCGGAGAAGGGCGGCCGGGTCCTCGAGGCCTTGGCTCGCCGCATGCCTGATGTCGCGTTCATGGCGGTCCGCGGCGCCTACGGGGAGCAGGTCCTGCCGGACCTGCCGAACGTGGAGGTCGTCGAGCACATCGACGGCCAGGACATGCGGGAGAGGGTGTACGGCCGCACGAAGGTGCTGCTGATGCCGTCCTCCTATGAGTCGTGGGGCCGCGCCGGCGTCGAAGCGCTCGCCTCCGGTATCCCGGTGGTCGCGCACCCGACCCCGGGGCTGTGTGAGTCGCTGGGCGAGGCTGGCGTGTTCGTCGACAGGAACGACATCGGCGGCTACGAGGCGGTGCTGCGGAAGCTGCTGGCTCCCGCTGAGTACCGGCTCGCGTCCAAGCGCGCGAAGGCCCGGTCTGCCGAGCTGGATCCGAGAAGAGAACTCGCCTCCTGGTGTGACGCCGTGGAGGCTCTGGCCCGATAGGAGGCGGCGATGGCGTTCGTGACTCCGACGGCCGAGCAGCTGGGCATGTATCTGGGCCTGGACCAGATCGACGGCGATCGTGCGGATCTGCTGCTCACGCAGGCGGTGGCCCTGGCTGAGTCGGTGGTGAAGCCGCTACCGGATCAGGCGACTGCCGTGGTCCTGTCGGTGGCGGGCCGGGCGTATGTGAATCCGCAGCAGGTGTCTTACGAGACGATCGGCCCCATGTCGGTGCAGCGTCCGTCCGGGTCGGGCGGCCTGTATCTGACGAAGTCGGACAAGGCGGCGCTCAAAAGCCTTGCCGGCCGGGGCGGGGCGTTCACGGTGGATCCGACGCCGGCCGATGCGGATCCGTCGCCGACGTATCCGCTCGACGAGTCGTTCGGTCCTGGCTTGGAGTACGAGCCGGGCTGGGGGTGGGTGTAGATGCCCGCCCCGTACCCCTACGGGGAGACGGTGCGCATTCTGCGTACCGGCCCCTCGCCCGGGCGGAATCCGCGCGGGCAGCCCCTTCCCGGTCCCGACGAGTCCTTCGACATCGAAGGCTGTGTCGTGACTCCCCGGGCTGAGACGCCCTCGGTGGGCGGGGATCAGCAGCAGGCCCGGGACACGGTCATCGTCGGCTGGACGGTGTACGCCCCCGCTGGGAGCGATGTCCGCACCACGGACGGGGCGATGGTTCGTGGTGTTCGCTGTGAGATCACGGGCGAGCCGGGCGACTGGGGTCGCAGTCCGTTCACGGGCACGGCCGGTCCGGTGCAGTTCGCGGCGGACCGGGTCACTGGCTAGCTGCGGGCCTGTTCGATCGCGGCCATCAGTTTGGCGGCCGCGTCGTTGGAGCGGTGTGGGATGGACAGGCTGTGCGGGTCTGATTGCGGTGGCCGGCCGCCGGTGAGCAGGCTCTTGCTCTCGTCGGCGGGTGCGCTGCCAGGCAGCACGAACTGCACGTAGCCGTGGAACAGGCGTGTGGCCGGCTTGAGCCGGGTGCCGGTTACGTCGGCGGCCCGGATGCGGAACTCGCGCGGCTGCTGGCCGACTTCCTTCTTTGTGATGGTGATCCATTCGCCGTCGAAGTGGATGGATCCCTGTACGCCCTTGACGTCCATGCCGGCCCCCTAGTGAGTAGAGGTGGTCATGATGCCCGCCAGGTTCCGGATGTCCAAGAGGGGCGTCGGGCAGTTGTTGCGGTCGCCGATGGTCCTGTCGGAGATGGTGCGCAGGGCCGAGGTCATCAAGGGTGTGGCGGAGGGGATCGCACCCGTCGAGAGCGGCACTTACAAGAGCAGCTTCTTCGTGCAGCCGGTGCCTCGTGGCGGGCGCCGCAGGGACCGCGCTGTCGCGATCGTCGGCAACCGGGCCCCTCACGGGGCGCATGTCGAATACGGAACCGAACGCGTCAGGGCTCACCACGTCCTGCTGCGCGCTGCCCAGTCCGGTGGCCGCTGATGGTCGACATCGAGCTCGAGCTCATCGGATGGCTGCAGCAGCGCCTCGGCGATGGCGTTGTCGTGCGCGACGAGACCGACAACAACCTCGCCAACGAGCTCCCCACGGTGCAGGTCGAGGGGGTGGGTGGTGACGACGACGGGTTCCGGCTTGACCGGCCGCTGGTCGACATCAACGTCTTTCACGCCACCCGCGGTGAAGCCCTCACCCTGGCCGGGCAGATCAAAACGCTGATCCTGCACCAGCTCCGCGGTTCGAAGACCTCGACCGCGGTCTTCGGTAGGACCGGCACCGTCTCACTGCCCGCTGTCCGCCCCTACGAGAACACAGCGCTCCGCCGTGTTGGAGCCACCTACGAGATCTTCTGTCACCCGGTCTCCTGACCGGTCTGGGCCCGCGCCAAGCCCTGCTGTCCCGCCCGTGCGCGGGCTTCTTCCATGTCTGGAGACATCATGGTCAACATCACCCGCGCTGCGGATCTCACGATGGTCGGCGCGAACGGCGGCGCCTGGGTCGCCCCGGTCGGCACTCCTGCCCTCGCCTCGCCGCTGACGCACCCCACCGACCCGTGGGCCGCGCTCGGCGCGATCTCCGACGACGGTCTCGTCAACGGCTGGGACGAGGAGTCGCAGACGTTCACCCCGTGGGGTCTGACCTCGCCGTTCCGCACGCAGATCACCCAGTCCGTGCGGACGTTCTCGATGACGATGTGGGAGACGTCGCGGCTGCCGGTCATGTCGCTGCACTACCGCATCGACGAGGCCGACCTGACACCCGACGGAAGCGGGATCACCTCCTTCGCGGAGACGGCGTCCCCGGTGCCGGACCGCCGCGCGTTCTGGTTCCTCGTCATCGACGGGGACAACTACCGCGGCTTCTACGTGCCCGAGGGGGAGATCTCCGAGCGTTCGGACGTCACGTACAAGCAGGACGAGATCAGCGGCTTCGAGTGGACGATCACCACCTACCCGGATGACGCAGGAAACACGGTCTACCACGCCGACAAGATCCCGGTGACGCCGGCGGATCCGGTGTCCTGAGCTGGACGGGCGGGCCTTTCTGCTGGCGCGGGCCCGGCCCGCCCGTCCTTTACCCACCTCGCCCGCGCCGATAGGCAGTCCGCGCCATGCCAAACGAACCCATCAGCGGTCCGTGCTTCGACGACCTGCACGCCATGTGCAACTGGCCTGTGACGGCGGACTGCATCCTCTACTGCTCGTGTGAATGCCATCAGGAGGCCCGCGCCATGACCGCGAAGACCGAAGACGTGACTTCTGCCGAAGCGCAGGAGATCGAAGCCACCGGCCACTACGTGACCGCCGCCCTGTGCGGCAAGACGCTGGAGATCGTGCCGCCCGGCGCGTGGAAGCAGTCGTGGCAGCGGAAGCTGAAGGCGGGCGACATGGACGCCTTCCTCGAGGACGTCCTCAGCCCGGACGCCTACGACACCTACCTTGACCTCGACCCGACGAACGACGAGATCGGCGAGTTCCTCAACACGGCCGGTGAAGTCGCGGGCGAGTCGATGGGAAAGTCCAGTGGACCGCGGGCGTCGTCGAGGAGCACGCGGAGGCGGTAGAGGCCGACTTGTGGCGCTACTACCAGCGCGACCTGCTCGACGTGCACCGCGGCGACATGACGTGGCGGCAGCTTCGGGTGTTGATCCAGAACCTGCCGCCCGAGTCCGCGACGATGACCGCGATGCGGAACGCACTGTCGCCCGAGGAGTACGAGGCGCAGGCCCGCCAGGGGAAGCCCGAAGAAGGCCGCTGGTCGATGGTGGAGCAGCTGCTGGCCGCAATCACCGACTCACTGCACCAGCTCGAGTACATCCTCGTCGTCACCAACTCGGACGGTAAGGGCCGCAAGCCCAAGAGACCGGAGCCGATGCGACGGCCCGGCGTTACGCCGAAGCAGCAGCGTGAGCCGATGTCCGATCAGGCAGCAGAGCGGCTGTTCAAGCTCATCAACGGAGGCGCGGCCTGACGCGCAGGAGGGAGTCCTCCTGTGGCGATCCAGGTCGGTTCCGTCGAAGTCGACGTCGTCCCGAACACCCGCGGCATCTACACCCGCCTGCGAGCCGGTCTCGTGCCGGCGGCAACCCGTGCGGGAGAAGACGCCGGCAACGCCGCGGGGCGGGCCTTCGGGCCCGCCATGGCCGGGTCCGTCGACAACGCGGTGGCCACCCGGATCGGGCAGCAGATCGGGCAGCAGATCGCCGTGCGCATCACAGCATCCATCCGTGACGCAATGCGGGATGGCATCAGGCAGGGCGGGCAGACGGCCCGCCCTGCAGCCACACGCCAGGGCGACGACACGGGCGGCGCATTCTCCCGCGCTCTGCGGGCCCGACTGCAGGCCGCTTTCCGGTCCCTGCCGGAGATCCAGGTCGGCGCCGACACTTCAGACGCGGACGCCGACCTGCAGGCCCTGCGCGTGCGCATGGAGACTCTCGCCAACCAGCGCATCGGTATCGACATCGACGCCGGCGCTGCGCGGGCGGAGATCCGCCTCATCGAGGCCGAGCTGACCCGGCTCGGCGCAGAGCACCCGAACGTCCAGGTCCGCGCTGACACAGCCTCCGCTCTCGCCGAACTGGCCGCCGTCCATGCCGCGATCGACGCGGTGGACGGCAAGCGTGCCCGCGTCGACGTCGACACGTCGGGCGCTGTAGGGGCGATCCTGCACCTCACGGTCGCTATCGCCGGGCTCGCGGCCATCCCTGCTATTCCGGTCCTCGCCGCCGGTATCGGAGCCATCGGCTCGGCGGCCGTCGCCGCATCGGTCGGCGTCGGTGCCCTCGCTGCCGTAGCGGCACCGGCGATCATCCTGCAGGCGCAGAAGGCCGCCCAGGATGCCGCCACCGACTCAACCCTGCGCGGCGGGCAAGCCAACGGCCAGGCCGCCGCGCAGGCTTTGCAGATGGCCGGCGCGCAGCAGGCGCTCGCCGCGGCAGAGCGCAACGGAGCCCGCCAGATTGCGCAGGCTCAGCAGCAGGTTCGCCAGGCGAAGACTGCTGCCGCAGACGCCATCGTCCAAGCCGCGCAGCGGAACGCCCAGGCGGCCCGCGCGATCGAGGACGCTGAGCGGTCCCTCGCCCGCTCACAGCAGGACGCCCGACGTGCCCAGCAGGACCTGACAGACGCGCGCCGCGAGGCCGCCCAAGAGCTCGAAGACCTGAACACGCGCCTGGCCGGTGCGCAGTTGTCGCAGCGGGACGCCGCCCTCGGTGTGCAGGAGGCGCAGTCCGAACTGAACCGCGTCCGCGCGGCGGGCAGCAAGGCCACCCAACTCGACATCGACCGGGCGCAACTCGCCTACGACCAGGCCGTTCAGCGTCTGAAGG